GTATAGCACCTATCGAAGTTGGGGTTAACCCCGAAAACAAACTATTAGTAGTACTTCCGCTAGTACCTAAGGTGTTTAAAAAAGTAGTTTGCAGAGCAGTTGCATCATTTGGCCCAGTTGCAAGTAAAGCTAAAATTGATGTAGATACTAACGTACCATTTGTACTATATATTTGTCCAGTACTAACACTTGGAGTGGTTACTGCCGGGGTAGGTGGTACAATTATTCCGGTAGAAACCAATTGATCATAACTTTGCTGTAACAATTGTTCTTGAATTTGATTTTGTAATCCTTGATCATTTAAAATGTCATTAACACTGGTAACTCCATATAATCCTGTCCAAGGAGTAGGGGAGTTCATGAACGAAACAAAATTCGTGGGATTTTCCCCGGTATTTTCATTAATTGGACAATATAGTTGACTCATACCAGGTTTAATTAATCCTGCTTGTTCAAGTTGTGCGCAATTAAATCCATACATACCAATGCCTTTTTCTTGAGAAAATGTAGTAGGCGTATTGTTTGTTAATGAAGTCATTTGAGCCATAAGAGCTTGAGTTTGTTGAGACGATAACTGCCCGGCTTTCAATGATAAATTTACTGCACCAGTAGGAGTATTAGTAACTTGAATATAACTAGTTTGATCTATTGGATTTTGTACTGGAACTACAGCTAATGCTGGGAGCGGTGCTACGATAGGCAATCCTGATATAATTGCCAATAGTGTTTTATCATCGACTCCAGCGGTTCCTCGTTGTAATCTTGTAATTCCAAAATTAGTCAATGCCTGCATAGGATGTGTTAACGTATCACCTTTATTATATCCAACAAAAGTTCCTGCGGCAACTTGAGAATAAAAAATATTATCTGCTTGCGTTTGTGTTGTTCCAGTAGGCGCAGTTAATTGAAACTGTGCCCCAGATGGTAAAGTATAGTTAAAGATTGCCATGTTTATGGTCCAGCATTTGTTTTAGTTATGGAAACGCCATCAGGAACAGTTGGGGCACCAGGAGGACTTGAGTTAGATCCATTACTTAAATTAACGTTAACTTGTACTCCTTGATTGTGATAAGGCCACGGTTCATGCGATGGTGCTCTTGTAACAATGCTTTTTATGCCTGTAGATGATACAGTCCATCCAGTTGATGAATCAAAACTGCTATCAGGCATTGTGTATTCTACCAATCCCGATGGTATAGGAACAGGCAGCGCAAACCCAGGATTAAAATCTATTCCTCCTGCTTGCAATATTAATGATCCGCCTCCGTTCCAGGAACCTATTTTACTATCGAATGCCAACGCTCCACTACTTTTAACGCCGATTGCTATTTGACTGAACAAAGACATTAATCCTTTATTTGCACAAGTAAATGATCCTTCACTCTGCATAGTGGTTGATACATTACTTTTCATATTAATGTTTCCGCCTGCAAATACATTGAAATCTTTATCAGCATGTAAATTTAATGTACCTTCTGTACGTAAATTAATAGAATTTGTAGAATAAACATCTAACGTGCCTTCTTGCCCAAATTCTAACCATACTTGCCCACTGGCATGTGCAATATAAAAACAATTACCGTCATCGCTCATTGTAATCTGATGGCCTTTGGCAGTACGTATACGTACCACTGAATTTTTTCCGCTTACATCGCCGTCATCCATAACAAAAGTATGACCTCCTCTACGTCCAACAATATTAGCAGCATCTGGGGGAACAGAACCCGAAGAAACTTGTTGTTGAATAGTTGAATCTTGTAATCCACCTTGATATATAGGGCGACCAGGAGTACTAAACCCAACAGTTGTGCTTGGACTTTCGCGTTGACTCGACGATGTTATTGGCCCGCGAATAGGATCATTAACTATACCCTGTTGAAATAATGTAGAAGCAGCATAACTATGTACCGGTTTTGATTTATCGAAAAACTTAGAACTTTCAGTTATTTCAGTATTTTGATCTGCATTATTAATTTCAGTTACTGGTAATTGCGGACTATTGGCAAAATATGTAGACTGATTTGTATTTTGTGCAACAAATTGTGTCGCTGCTCCTAGGGCTGGTACCATATGATTTGTACCTTGAGTAGGCACAATACCTATCCAGTAACCTCCATTAGGATCTCCGGCAACAAATAGACATAATACCTTAGTACCTATGTCAGGAGATGTTATTGCTGCACCATAACTTTGTTGATTATTTGTAGAACCATATGTGCCTGGCCCAGCTGATGTACTTGTTTTTGGAGTAGCACCCCCTGATGGTTGTAAAGGAGAAACAGTTCTCCACAATGTTTTATTGGTTTTATCACCGCCAGAAAATTGTTCGATATAAACTTGTAGTCTACCTCCACGGGTAGAATCAACATTATTAACTACTTCGCCGATATAAGGACCAAATTCGACCGGCATATTTCCGCGGTCAGGTCTATAACCTTCAGATCTACCTGTAATTCTTGGTACATTAGTTGCCATTGGCATCATCTCCTGCTGCTATTATTTGTGCGCTATTACTTGTTGTGTTATTTACGCTAGGTAAAAGAGTACGGTTCGCTCTTAATGATCCTGGGGTTACTGGTCTTGAATATAAAGGTGCGCTTTCAGCCGGAGCTGCTGACCCAACATCACTACCATTAGAGGATGGAGGAGACGCTGGAGCTATTGGGCGTAATAGAGCGCCCACCGCAGCAGTAGTTTGTGTTGGTATTGTAGGTAATGCAGATTCAAATGACTTAACCTGTGCCATTACGTCCATCTGTGCCTGTGTAGCTATGCCATGAGCTGGATCACCGGTTGCCAATGCTAAACTATTCATATTTCCAATTCCAGTTCTAACTCCACTTGGTACAGCAGTATCTGCATTAGTGCCATTGGGATTTAATATACCATCACCCCTATTACCTAAAATTGTATTATTGTTAGCTTCTCTTCCTACTACTGCGCTCAATTGATTTATATTTAAATTTTTAAGAGCATTACCTTTTAATTCTTGTTCAAATCTTCCTTTATTAAATGTACTTTTTACAGAAATAGCAGTGTATGCGGCACTGGCTTGAGTAGGAGTAGATGATAAATTATTATTTTTTACCGCCGATGACCCATTGACATTTATCAAGCCAGTGCCGCTATAAGGTCCGCTATCTCCATTGTCATAATCTGCAGGAGCATTAAAATTTACAGCAAATACTACCTGCTGTGTTTCTATACAAACTGATCCATCTTGATAAAATCCATTGAATCCGATATCAGCTGAAGTTATTCCTTTAGTTTCTCCTTGAACTAACCAAGCCGGATCTCCTAGAATTTTTAATGTAACTTCTCTTTGATCTGCAAAACTATACAAATAATCGGCACCAGTAGCAGTAGGAAAGTTAGCATCATTAGGCGAACCTTGTGTACTTCTTGCTGTTTGACCTGGGACATTTTTATTAGGACCAAAGTACCATCCGGATACTTTTGCGGCTAATTCATCATTTACTCCCTGTTTACCTTGATATTGTTCACGTTGACTCAATACATTTATATATTGATTGTTATATGATTGCTCGTAGCTTAAAACCTGTGTATTTTGCCCAGTAAACCAATAATCATATAATTTATGCACGCCACGAAATTGTGCGTTAGGGAAAAATTGACTTTCCATTTCATTAATAGCATATTCTGTTACAATATAAGTTATTTGATAAGGGTAATCGTGACGTTTAGTGTCTATTTTATCTCCATATGGAACCGCGTTAACTACAATATTGAACCATTTAGTGGTATTTGCATCGCTAACAGACGTGTTAGGCATGGCCTTAGCAGATGGATCCAGCTGATTTTGAGTGGCAATCAACTGATCAGTTATGAATGTACTGTTTCTCACAATCATTTCTATACATTGTATAATTTGTGTACCTTGCACTATTGAAATATTTTTACCTTTCATATCTACAGTATTAGATTCAGATAAAAGTTTTAATTTGGCAGTCAATGTTTGAGCTGACGATGTTTGTGCATAGGCAGTTGGTCCTTTCAAATCTATACTCGATGATGCTATTTTTGATGAAACAAATTCTATGGCATATTTGTTAGGGTAATCGATTACTCCAGCAGTGACTAAACTTTCCTCATATGAATTCATTGCATCAGCGAGCCCAACATAAGAATACATAGTGCTACCTTGTGGGGCTGCACTGGCTTTTTCTGGACTTGAATACTGCAACGTAGTGTTGATTGGATATCTAGCTTCTAGTCTCGCTGCCTCGCTACGACTTCCTTGTTCAAAATTAGTAATTACCGCTGAGCCTTGTGCCCCGCGTCCACGATTTCCTACAATAGCAGCCGTACGATTAGTCGACGCTAAATTATAGTCGGGATTAGGCAATCCACCACCCCTACCCGCAGGCACTGCCCCTTCGGCTGCGGCTGCTTTTTGTGCCGCTATTTGTGCGCTTGATATTCCTGGCATAATTATGTACCCCCAAACTCAGCAGGACCTACTTGCACAGGAGCGAGCCCTAAGAATGACCCAGCTGTAGTATTGGGATTAAGATTATTTGCACCTCCTGCATTTTCAGAACCGATTGGATCTGGAAATTTTTGTGCAGACCCATTCGTTTGATTTGGGGATGCAGAGCCCTGTGATTCTCTACCCGATCCAACAGGTTGTCCATTTTTATCCAAAGGTAAAATATTAATAGTACCATTACCTGATAATATTTGTTTTACAGTTTGCCCAGAAATTTCTATATTATATGGAAGACTTCCTGTTGCTGTCGATGTTGCATACTGAAATGGAGCAGGTGTCCCTGTAATTTGATATTCAACTAATTTATTAGCTACTTTGTAATGAAAAAATGTCATTACAAATGGATAGTATCTTGTAATTATTGAATTTGTGTTATTTGGAGCTGCACCAGGAGTTCCGTTATTTTTCGTAGGATCAGTTATTAAATTACCATTAATATCCCATCCATAAAATTTTATAACTAGACAATAATGAGCACTATTAGGTGCAGCATCGGTATCCTGGTAAAAAGTTCTTACCGCATTATTAAGGTTGGGTAATAGCGTTAATCCATTAGGTTCAAAAACTTTAAATGTAATAGATGTATTAGTCCCAGGCGCTTTACCGGCTAACTGAGTTTCTATTTCTAAATCGTCCAAATAATAGTCAAGAGTAAAATAATTATTTCGATTAGGCATAGGAATCGTCGATGTTCCCTGTGAGGAATTACTTTTTTCTTGGCTTGCACCGCCGCTTTGAACCAGTAAGGACCATTGACTAATGTCTAATTTAGAATTTGTATATGCAGTTGCTGCCTGTGCTGGCGTGAGTAAATACCACCCAATGTTATACGTATAGCTAGCATAATTATCTAGTAAATTAGATCTCGGAGTTATCAATCCAGCTGGTTGCGTACTTGCATTGATAGCAGCATTTGTGCCTGACGTTGTATTGACACTGTTGCTATTATCATCATTTGCAGATCCTGCACCTGTAGAATTAGATGCAGTTGGTCCATTGCCAACTATACCAGTTGCAGGAGTATCAGGTGTATTACCTACCCCAGTTAAAGCCGCAGTTTGTGCGTTCAATCCAGCCGTCGATGCAATATTTTCAGCTTGTTGACTTGTTTTTCCTTGTGCAATTGCCTGATCATATGCTGCACCCTTAGCATCTGTACCGATGGTTCTAAAATCATATGTAGTAGTAGTTACACCGTTTACTGTTTTAACCGAAGTGGGAGCAATATAAGGCATTGCCCCAGTTGATGGCCCAGATGTAGTACTTTGACTTTGTGCTAAGGTAACTGTGGTATTATTGTTAGTCGTTGACACGTTAGATTCCCAATGCAGATTTTAATGTGCTGATTTTTGGCAAATAAATTTGTGTTCCCGATTTAAAATCCAATGGTGGGGCAGTTAACGTATTAGGATTACGTTGATAAAATACCCACCATAAATTACTGTTATCGTATAAATCGTAGGCTAGTAAATCTGGTCTATATTGATATGTCGAATTTATTGTGAAATATTGATCGTCCGTTAATTTTGGGATAGGACGATTAACCATTACATCTAGAAAATATTGACTATATTTGGTTGAAAAATATGGACTAGTCTGATTGTATGTAGCAGCCATTACCAAAATCCTCCTTTGAGACCATTACCATTGGCATAATTTTGTAAACTAAATTGCGTGCTCACTTGCTGACGTGTATTGATTGGGTGCAATCTAATATTAATATCCATTTTAGTTGGCACGTATGTAGCAGACCCAGATGCTAAATTTGGCACATTAGGTGAACCAAACGGAGTATTTGGCAACGCCCCTTTGGTAGTAAATGCATTAGTTAACCGTTGTATCGACGCAAATACGTTATTAGTAGGTACCGATTGTTTAACAGAGTTTTGATTTATCAAATTAAGGTTAGACTGATTAGCAACGCCTGCACGTAGATAATCTACTTCATCTGGTAAATTGTATGTAAATTCAGATAATAAACAGGGATGATTATTAAATTGATATTGCCCTAGACCTGACAAAAATAATAATGGAGGCGGGGTGCCTCGTTGTGCATCTTTACCATAAAACATCTTTGAAACTGAACGGAAAAAATGTATTACTGCCAGTAAATAATTTGCTTCAAAGGTATTTTGTGCAGTAAAATGTGCAGAGATATTAATATCACTTACTTGACTATTTTGGTAAAAATAACCTCGAAAGTTAGAGTGCGTTAAATCATAATTTTGATAATTAGACTTATAACTCATATCTATTTTCGGAGTATACGGAAATACAACTCCGTTGGTTGCTATTAAAGGTTGTAATATACCTACTGTATCACTAGGTGCTTTATACAAATAATCAGCACCTTGAGCTAAACTCAATCTAACACGCCAGTCCCCATTACTAGCAGCTGATCCTAGGTTGGTTGCTACTGGTACTTGTGATTGTGCATTTCTAGTTTGTGCTGCAACACTAGACGCAAGTGGGCTACTGTCATTATTTAAAGCAAGTTGATTGGCCGAAACTGTACTAGCCGATGAAGCAAGTAATCGAGCCGCTTCAGGATCATCTAAAGTAACATCTCTATTGGTATTAATTTGATTTGCGGCAACTGTACTGGCTTGTGATGCAAGCAACCGCGCATCAGTTGCAGCTGGATCAGCTGAAGTGTCAACCGGAGCTGGGTATCGAGCTAGCAAACGAGCATTTTCAGTATCAGGTGGCGGTGCTATATATACTGGATCTAATCCTGCTATTTGAGCATTGACAGATTTAGGACTTCTATATGCAATGTAAGCCCCGCCACTAGTTGAGTTTTCTGCCGGCATTGCAGCAGGATCTGTCGTTGGATTAACTGTTGTCGGAGAACTATCTATTGTTAGATGTTGTCCACCTTGATCAAAAAATTGTTGTAATACAACAGATGGATAATTTTGTAATTCATTTGCTGATGCCGACGCCAAGATGGCCATTTGAGCAGGAGTCAGCTGTTCACCCGGAACATACGTTAAATTTCCTATCCAAATATATTTTGTTGTTGGCATTAATATTTTTTCCTATATTATTATTTATATACATAATAATATGGATATATTATATAAATAGGTTGACAAATGTTGTTTTTATGCTACAATAAATAATCGTCCAGGAGACATTTTAGTGAGCACATCACCCACACAAATACCACAAAAAAAAGTCATTTATCTCAATAACCGAGATCTGTTAAAGCAAATTCACCTAAGTAAAAATACATATTGTTCATTTATCGATCCTAAAAACGATCATCAATATGATATTATTTTACCCAGTTTAGCCAAAATCAATCAACGCACAGTCGTAGAAGCTCGACGCAATCGTGCAGATCGTATTAAAAAAGAAACCGGGGTGATAATTGATCAGAAGAAGATACCCAATACTGATTTAGTATTTAGAGTAACTTCATGGGAACATATACCTCCAGCACCTAAAAAAATACCAAAAAGTGCAACAAAAAAGAAAAAGATTGAAGATATATTTGATTTTGATCTAACAGATGATTCTATTTTAGATTTGATAGTTCCTGAACCAATTGATCCAGGTGAAACAAAATATATTAGATTACCGTTTCCCCCATTTTATCATTATCGCTTAGATGAAAATAAACAACCTTATCTTGTAGGTAAAAGTCATTGGAAAGGCGACTTGGAAACAGGAGAATTTTGTAAAGACCATGGCACAGTAACTCGTACTTTAGCCACTATGTATATCAAACTATGTGAAAGGTATGCAACTCGATCAAATTGGCGTGGCTATACATATAATGAAGAAATGCGCGGGTCGGCATTGGTTCAATTAACTCAAATTGGACTAAGATTTGATGAATCAAAATCGCAAAATCCATTTGCTTATTATACTGCTGCAATTACTAATTCATTTACACATGTACTAAATGCTGAAAAGAAAAATCAAAATATACGTGATGATTTACTTGAGCAGCATGGATTAACTCCTAGTTGGACTAGACAAAATTCTGGTAAAAAAGAAGCACATGCACACGGCCCAGTTATTAATATTCCGGTAGAAGAATATAATAAAGAATAGCCGTTTTAGTTGTTTTACTACAACTAAAAGTTTATACTTGGATATATGACAAATCTATTTAAGAAAGCGGCAGTATGCACGGATATACATTGGGGATTAAAATCCAATAGTATTGTACATAATCGAGATTGTGAAGCATTTATTGATTGGTTTATTAGCAAAGCAAAAGAAGAAGATTGCGAAACAGGCTTCTTCTTAGGTGATTGGCATAATCATCGTGCATCGATCAATTTGCAAACGTTACAATTTAGTGTTAATGCATTGGAAAAATTATCCAATGCATTTGAACAAGTTTATTTTATTCCAGGAAATCACGATTTATACTACAGAGATAAACGTGATATTCACGGTGTCGAATGGGCAAAACACATTCCTAATATAGTTATAGTCAATGATTGGTTTCATGAAGGTAATGTTACAATTGCACCTTGGTTAGTTGGCGAAGATCATAAAAAAATTCAAAAATTGTCAGGGCAATATATGTTTGGGCATTTTGAATTACCACATTTTAAAATGAATGCTATGGTAGAAATGCCTGATCATGGCGAAATCAATGTTAACCACTTTGATGGATTCGAAAGCGTTTACAGTGGGCATTTTCATATGAGACAGAAAAAAGAAAATGTCACATATATTGGAAATTGTTTCCCACATAATTTCGCCGATGCAGGTGATAGTGCTCGTGGTATGATGGTTAAAGAATGGGGTAAAGAAGATCAATACTTTTCTTGGCCCAAACAGCCTTTGTATCGTGTACTTAAACTCAGCGAGGTCATAGACAACGGAGACAAAATTTTACTACCTAATATGTATGTTCGTGTAGAACTAGATATAGAAATCAGCTACGAAGAAGCAAATTATATCAAAGAAACATTTATTAATAGTCATAAATTAAGAGAAATGGCATTGATACCTGTTAAACATAACTCAGTTGAAACTGATCTAGCCCCTGGCGAAATAAAGTTTGAGTCAGTGGATCAAATTGTTACCGATCAAATTACTAACATCGAATCACAATTTTATGATCCAAAATTATTATTAAAGATTTATCAAAATTTATGATTCAAATAAAAAATTTAACCGTTAAAAATTTCATGAGTATAGGCAATGCCACTCAAGCTATTAATTTTGACCGTAACGATTTAACTTTAGTATTAGGTGAAAATTTAGATTTAGGTGGCAATGGATCACGTAATGGCACCGGCAAAACAACTATTATTAACGCATTATCTTATTCATTATATGGGGTTGCACTTAGTAACATTCGCCGAGATAATCTTGTAAACAAAACGAATGGCAAAAATATGCTAGTATCTCTAGATTTTGTTATCGGTGATCAAGAATATCGAATAGAACGTGGTAGAAAACCTAATATATTAAAGTTTTATGTTAATAATAAAGAAACAGAATCGCATGATAATGCTCAAGGTGACAGCAGAGAAACGCAAGAAGCCATTGAAAACTTATTAGGTATGAGTCACGATATGTTTAAACATATTATGGCTCTTAACACTTATACTGAACCGTTTTTATCATTAAAGTCTAATGAACAGCGTACAATTATCGAGCAATTGTTGGGTATTACTTTATTAAGTGAACGTGCTGAACGCATTAAAGAATTAAATCGTTCTACTAAAGATGCCATACAAAAAGAAGAATTTAGAATTCGCGCTGTACAGGATGCTAACAAACGTATCGAAGAACAAATTGAAAGTTTACGCAGGCGACAGAAGATATGGCTTAATAAGCAATCAGAAGATATTGTTAAATTTGAAACTGGATTAAAGTCTTTGCAGGAAATTGATATTGATAAAGAAATACAGGCGCATAAAGATCATACTTCTTGGGATCAAAAACGTAAAGATATTAATGAGCTGACTACACAAATTAGTAGGATTAAGCTAGACATAGGACGAGAAGAAAAATTAATTAATAAACTTCTAAAAGAAATCGGAACACTTGGTAATCACGAATGTCATACCTGTGGTCAACCTTTTCATGATGAAAAACATACAGAAGTTGTTTTAGCAAAACAAAAAGAATTATCTACAGCAGAATTTTCTTATGCTGAATATATTAAATTACTAGAAGAACTAACTGATACACAAACATCATTGGGAATACTAGGTAAACCACCTGTTGTTTTTTATGATAAGGAAGAAGATGCTATTCAACATCGTGCTACTATTGCTGGATTAACAAACCAATTAGAAAACAAACGTAATGAGGTTGATCCTTATCGTGAGCAAATAGAAGACATGACTAATCAAGCATTACAGGAAGTTACATATGATACGTTAAATGAACTATCAAGATTACAAGATCATCAAGAATTTTTGTTAAAACTTCTTACCAGTAAAGATAGTTTTATACGTAAGAAAATTATTGATCAAAACTTATCCTATCTTAATAATCGCTTAACACATTATTTAGATCGTATTGGATTACCACATACTGTAGTGTTTCAAAATGATCTATCAGTTAGTATTGAAGAATTAGGCCGCGACTTAGATTTTGACAATTTATCTAGAGGAGAACGCAATCGACTTATATTAAGTATGAGTTGGGCATTCAGAGATGTTTTTGAATCTTTATACAAACCCATTAATGTATTGTTCATCGATGAAATGATTGACAATGGGTTAGATACTCAAGGAGTTGAAGCGGCGTTGGGATTACTCAAACAAATGTCACGAGAACGACATAAATCAATTTGGTTAGTAAGCCACAGAGACGAGTTAGCTGGTAGAGTAGAGAATATACTCAAAGTAATTAAAGATAGTGGATTTACCAGCTATAATACAGACATAGAAATATCTTGATGAAAATTTTATCAGCCATGAATATGACACTAATTACTAGTCCATGTCATGGCTTTTTGAAAACACTCAAGTTGAAATACTACCAGAAGATTGTGTCGGCTTCGTTTATTGTATCACCAATAACGTATCTGGCAGAAAATATATTGGAAAAAAATTATCAAAATTCAGTAAAACAACATATAAAACAGTGAAACTTAAGAACGGCACCAAAAAACGTAAAAAGATTAAAAGCAAAATAGACTCAGACTGGCAACAATACACAGGCAGCAGCATTGAATTAAACAAAGACATCGAACAGTTAGGCATCGAAAATTTTACGAGAGAAATATTATACTATTGTAGGTCCAAGGCTGAATGTAGTTATGTAGAAGCTCGTGAACAATTTAAACATCGTGTATTAGAAAGTGACGATTATTATAACGGGCAAATAGTATGCCGTATACATGGTAGTCACATAAAAAACAAATTTTAATAAACAATTAGTAAGGCATCAAACAGACAAAGCTAGGGGAAGCCCGAATCTATTGTCAGAACTCAGTGAAAGTCTGAAGGCGCATCTATACTGACAGTGTTTGATCGAGGCAGCTCGATCCCCGTTGAGGATTGGTGAAAAACCCAATTCGGATAGAAGAGGCGCAAGCCTACTCGGGTGTCAAAGGCAAAAGCCAACTTAAGGCAACAAATGGTTTGGGCAACGTGAAAAAGATACGACCCATGCTTATAGGACTTGGATTTATTATCGGGTTACTAGGGTTCCGTTGATATGTGAAGCTAGAGTAGGGGGTACAGGTCAACCGCCTCCGTGTGTGCAAACACAATCTCTTTATAATAAATGACTGCGGACTCAGATGAAGAGGTCATTTTTTTCACCGTGCTTACGGTGAATTATGACATTAGTTCTAGATGAATAGTATCTAAAAGCAACTACTTCAAAATAAAAAAATAAGACGAGCAGTATGCGAGTCTTGGATTAGCGTAGCTAATCTGTTAAATCAAAAAGAAATATAAACTATTCTTTGAATGATCTCTTCTTTAGAAAAAATTCAATCCTGTTTTCTTAGTCGTTTCCATATTGTCATTAACAATATCACTAATTAGCTTTCTTTCAGAAACACTGAGCTGTAAAACTTGATCGTAAGGAATACCACCACGCATATACCAAGCCATCCTTAATGCCTCCTTCCTAATATCGTTTATCTCTTTATCCATGTTGTCAATATATTTGGCAACACCTTCAGAGTCTAAGGTTAGGAGGCGCGCTCGAAAAAACTTGTCATATCCAGAGTAATTTTTTGTTCATATTCGTTAGAACAACCTGCACATTTGATTTTAACAGGTTTCATTTCTGCTTGTGATTTATGTTCAACTACATAATTTTGAATACGATTAAACAGTGTACCATCACAGTTTTCCATAAATTCTGAAATATATTCTGGCTCTGTTACAATTGCAGTAGGGGTCTTGATAGTTAAAATACTTTGACTTAATGCAGTAACAGTTATCTTAGTCATTTTTTTAAGTGCTTCTGACATAGCACTAAGATGCGTGGCATCAGCAGTACCATCAGTAGGAATTGATTGAAATAGTCTTTGTTCATCGAATTGAATTTTATTATTATCTGATAGATTTTTGTAAGTCATAGGTTTAAAATAAATTTCAATATCGCCTTGTTTGATTGGATGTGAATAATCAGGCGCTTTGATTTGTCCCAATACTGTACGTAAATCAATCCCATATTCATCGGAATTAGCACAAGCTGGACAAGTAGTATTAAAATTCATTTCATGTCCATAACTAGCAATACGTATTGCTACTAAAATAGTATCAATATCAATAGATGGTATGTCCCAAGCATTTTTAATAGCAGGAATGCAACTTTGAATCACATCGATAACTGCTTGTCCGCTAAACAATGCATCAGGAGTACGATATGTAATTTCATCAATAGCAGTCATGGGCAAGACAGCCGCCTCGCCGTTTTCAGGTAACTCCAGTGCCCCTGGCGGATAATATTTTCCTTGACTTGGTAATTTAATATAAATTGAAGGCTGTCTAAAATAATGACTAAGCGGATTCAGTGGATTCATGATTTTTCCTTGTATAAATACTAATTATGCAAGAACAAATGACACGGGAAGAAATTCAGGCTATTGTATCTGAATACAACGAAGCTGTTGAACGATCACTAAAAACGGGTATTCCCATATCTCAGGGGCTTGCAGATGAATTTAAAGACGCTTCTGTAGGCATCAGAGGTTATACTGCCAATTTAAAAGCAAGCCAAGCTGCATTAAAAACAGCAGGCGCAGGGCTAATTAAAAGTATAGTCGATGGCGAATCTGGTGCTGCGGTATACAATGATACTGTCAATGCTGGTGCTAAAACATTGGGAGTTTTTCTATCAAAAATTCCATATGTTGGTCAATTATTAGAAGGTTTAGTCAACGGTGCAGCTAAGTTTGAAAACGCTGTAGCTAAACAAGCAGACAAAGAATATAAATTATATCAAGATTTAAGTCGTAATGGGTTGGCATTAGGCATGGACAGTGCCTTTACAAACTTACAAAAAGCCGGTTATACACTGAAGGAAATTGGGGATTACGGTGCCCTAATGAAGGAAAACTCGCAAGTAATGGCGGGAATTGCAGGTACAGCCCAAGATGGTGCTAATAAATTTGCCAGTATATCGAAAAATATTGCTAATTCAGGGCTAGAAACACAGTTCATGAATATGGGCAAAACTGTTCCTGAAATCAATGCAAGTATAGCAAATTATATAAAATTACAACAAATAAGTGGCAGAACTTTATCAGCTGATGATGCAACAGTAGCACAAAGTGCCGCTGAATTCATGATTGAACAAGATAGAATAACCAAGTTAACTGGTATTAGTGCAGATGCACAAACTAAAACGCTCGAAGCAGCACAAAACGTTGAATATTATGCTGCTGAAAAAGGCAAATTAGAAAGAGAAGCTGCGGAATTTGCAGGTACTGCACGAGGAGACGCTGCTAAACAAAAATTACAACGTAATGCATTGTTACTAGCAGATGCGCAAAGAGCAGGACCTGAAGCTGTAAAACAAATGACAGCTTATTTGGCAGGTGCTTCTAACACTGAAGACTATAGAAAATTTCAACAAACTTTTTCTGCAACAGCTAATAAAATAGATTCTGGTTCAACAGATTTTGGTCTTATCCTTAATCAATATCATAAAGATGCTGAACAAAGTACTCGTACACAAAATAGTTTAGCTACATATGGTGTTTACAATAAGATATTTGGTAATTTTTCTGAAAATTTAAAATTAGCTGGATTAAGCACACAAGATTATACTAAATCTATTCGAGACGCAGATGGACAAATAACATTACAAATGTCAGGTGCAGATGCAGCAACAGCCGATATGGTTAAGCTACGTCAAGCACAGCGCAATTCAACTCAATCCTTAGAATATATATTTCATCAAGCCATACCAATGGTAACAACTGGATTAGCTGCGCTAGCCGAAACTGTTGAAGATGCAGCTGGAGTCGCTGGAGAGATAGCAGGAAAGACTAAAAATGTAAGGAACGAAAAAGAAAAAGCCAAACTCAATGCCCAGGACGATAAAAACTGGAACAAAATGTCAACTACGGAAAAAGTAATATCTAGTATTCCGAGATCAATTGAAAAAGCAGGAAATTTAATCGGACTCAGTTCTATATCAGATCGTGCGGCTAAAAGTCGTATAGAAGCAGAAACTGCTGCGCAAAATCCAGATGCAAATGGTTTGATAAAATTCCAAGGTGGCAATACCGGCAACAGAGCAAATTTTGATGCAATGAGTGAAAAGGTAAAGCAGTCGTTTACTGCCATGGTTAAAGAATATGGAAAACCAGTTACTATAAATTCAGCAAAAAGAGAAATAGCTGATCAAGAACGATTATACACTGCTTGGAAAAACGGCGGCGGTGGACCCGGTAAAGATACTGTAGATGGAACGCCTTATGGCAGAATTACTAAACCAGTACCACCAGGAGGTAAAGATTCTCATGTAGAAGGTAGAGCATTAGATCTTAATATAAGTGATTATAATGCTTTGATATCTTCAGGATTAGCTGCCAAATATGGATTTAGCGGCGTAGCGAATGATCCAGGGCACTTGCAAATGCCATCAGCGGCTAATGGCGGGGTACTAAGTGGACCTACTGGAGGATATCATACAGCTTTGTCAGACACGAATGTTAAAGTCCCACTGCCTGACGGAAGATCTATACCTGCAAAAATAAAAAATAATTCCGGAAATGCATCTCGAGAGCAGGTTAAAATACTAAGTGAAGAATTAGATAGATTAGATTCAATATTAAATGTCATGCAAAAACAAAATGATATTGCGTCTCGTATGTTGCAAAAACAAGGATAAGTCAAATAAATGGCAAATCAATACTCACCCTCTGAAATATCAGCCATTATTGACGAATATAATAATGCAATAGATAAGAATATACCTGTATCTAGAGATTTGGCCAAAAGAATGGCTGATGCTAGTAAAGGACAAAAAGAATATACTGATACATTAAAAGCCAGTTTTAATAATTTAAGTAGTTCTTTACTAGGTTTGACTGATAAATTTATCGAAGGCGAGGAAGGACTCAGTGTTTATAATGATTTAACTAAATCATTAGGTGATGCATTAGGTGATTTACTAGGTTGGATTCCTGTTATTGGGCCAGCATTATCAGGTGCTGCAAAAGCAGGAGCTGACTACGTTATTGCAACACAAAAACAAGGTGATGCATTATTTAAAATTTATCAAGATGTCAGCAAAAATGGACTGACATTAGGTATGGATGATACTTTTAAAAATCTCCAATCTGCAGGATATACTTTAAAGGAAATGAGTCAATTCACTGAGCTAATGAAAAACAATGCTCAACTATTGGCTACATATGGTGGTACAGCGGCACAGGGTGCTAGTGAGTTTGTTAAAATTTCCGAGGCTATAACATCTTCGGGCATAAGAACTGAATTTCTTAACATGGGAATGACAGTTAATGATATTAATGATAGTACTCTCAACTATATCAAATTCCAAAAAAATAGCGGGTCGATTAAAATAAAAACCCTGCAGGAACAAACAGAAGGTGCTAAAGATTTTATCGAACAACAAGATAGATTGACAAAGATAACTGGGCTCAGTGCAGAGGCACAAAATAAAGCGATGGAACATGCTTTGTCTACTGAACAATATGCTGCTCGCAATGCAAAATTGCAAAGAATAGCAGATGCTGGAGCAGAAGGTGCAGAAGATGCTAGAAAAGAATTAGAATTAAATCGAACTTTAATTTCATATACACTGGGTTCTACAGAAAGTGAAAAGATAGTTGACAATCTTACTAAAGTATTAGCAGGTTCAATTAATGACCCTGGGTTTCAAGCATTTAGTATAGCATATCCTAAAGCGTTTGCGTCATTGAGAAATGGTGTTAAAGATGCTAATTCTATCATGAATCTTATGGATGAAGATGCTGTACAAACTAGCAAAGATTATGAAGAAAGAGCAAGGGTAAGTATTGCAAACAAAGCAATCAGTGATTTCCCAGCTATTCAACGTCAAGCTGGTAGAGCAGTTGGTGATAGAATTAAACTACAAGACAAAGCTCGTAAAGATCAAGTATTACAACAGAAAGGAGAAGTAGATCAGTCAACTAAAAATATGACTGATATTACTCAAGCACAACGTAATGCCACACAATCAGCTGAAGCTTTTATTAATATAGGCATCGGACCTGTATTAAAAGCCTTTGGTGCAACTACTGATGTTATTGATCAAGTAGTTGGCTTGCCTGCTGAATTATTAGGAAAACAAGGACAGGCTGGAGGAGGTACAACATTATTAGATAAAGCTAAGTCAACATTTGGTGCAACTCCAACTAGTTATACAGCACCTAGTCCAAGTTTAGGATTCAGTACAAGTACTGCACCTTTAATGACGCCATCGAGTAGTCCTGCTAACATGACCCAGTATTTAAAAACTACTGCATTGTTAGAATCTGGGGGAAATACTAATGCTCGTGCAGGAACTAGTAGTGCAACTGGCATGTTTCAGTTTATAGATAAAACGTGGATCGATACTGTAAAACAAATGGGTAAAAATTATACACTCCAAGATAGATACGATCCTGTAAAATCTGCGGAAGTAATGAAATATTTTACAGAAAACAACAAAAAGATATTAGAAACAACCACAGGTAAGGCAGCGACGTCTACTGATTTATATATGGCACATTTCTTAGGTGCAGGAAATGCTGCTAGATTTTTAAATCTTATGAATGCTAATCCCGATGCTATTGCAGCCAACTTCTTTCCTGCACCTGCTGCTGCAAATCATTCTATATTTTATGATAAAGATACTCCAAGAAGCTTAAAAGATGTTTACGCATTGATGGGATCAAAAGTAGCAAAAGCTGAAGAAGCGGTTTCGACAAATAAATGGGGCGGAAAAGATTTACCTTCATCAGTTGCAACATTAAACACAGGAGAAATTCCTAAAGGTGCATCGGGTAATATATTAAGTGGGCCAACTAGTGGATTTATGGCTTTGTTACATGGGGTAGAAGCTGTAGTTCCGTTACGTGACGGTAAAACAATTCAAGTAGAAACAAATGAAGATGAAGAATCTACAGAAGTAATTGAAATGTTAGCAATGAAAGTACAGAAATTAGATAAAATAATAAACAGTATGCAAAGTCACGTGCGTACTTCTAACAAGATATTACAACTACAAAGCTAATAAGCTAAATAATACACTATGGCAACTTCAAATGGACGCAATGGCCGCAACGGCAGCTGGCGCAAGTACTTCAAACTTGCTGATACAAATCAGCTAGGACAACTCAGCCCGATATCGGGGAAAAATAACTTTGGACTCCCGGGTTATAATCGACCTGGATCTGATTTCGATGAAGGCACTCGTAATGAGTTTGCATTCCGTAACTATGCAAGTAGACTGCCTGAAGTTTATTCAGGGCACCCAAATCGTTTAGAACGCTACAATCAATATGAAAATATGGATTGTGATAGCGAAGTAAATGCCTGTTTGGATATTATTGCTGAATTTAGCACGCAAGCCAATGGAGATAATGGTACTCCATTTGATATTGATTTTGCTGAACAACCTAGTGATCACGAAATTGAAATTATTAAAAAACAATTACAGCAATGGTCTAAATTAAACAAATTTGACCAAAGAATATTTAAATTATTCAGAAATACCATTAAGTATGGCGATCAAGTGTTTGTACGTGATCCAGAAACATTCCAAATGTACTGGATTGATATGATTAAAGTAGCACGTATTATTGTCAATGAAAGTGAAGGTAAGCGTCCTGAGCAATATATCATACGTGACATCAATCCCAACTTCCAAAACATGAGTATGGCGGCTAAAACTACGTCAGACTATTATGTAAGTCGTTCAACTGGATCAGTTACCACTGGAAATAACTATAACGCACCTAATGGCGGTGCAGGTGGCGGCGGAGGTGGTGGAGTTGGGAACAGTCGTTTTACGCAGGCAATGAATGAATCGTGTATCGATGCTAAACATGTAGTACATTTAAGTTTAAATGAAGGTTTAGACTACTTTTGGCCATTTGGTCAAAGCATTTTAGAAAACATTTATAAAGTTTACAAACAAAAAGAATTATTAGAAGATTCTGTATTAATTTATCGTGTACAGCGTGCTCCGGAACGTCGCTTATTTAAAATTGACGTGGGTAATATGCCAAGTCATTTAGCAATGGCCTTTGTAGAACGTGTTAAAAATGAAATGCATCAACGTCGTATACCTACTGTAACAGGTGGTGGTGCTAATATGATGGATGCAAGCTATAATCCATTAAGTGTAAACGAAGATTATTTCTTTCCTCAAACTAGCGAAGGACGTGGTAGTAGTGTTGAAGTACTGCCAGGCGGACAAAATCTAGGCGAAATTGACGATTTAAAATATTTTAACAACAAAATGGCACGTGGTCTACGTGTTCCAAGTAGTTATTTGCCCACTGGACCAGATGATAGTTCAGCACCAATGAATGATGGACGCGTCGGAACTGCACTAATACAAGAATTCCGCTTTAACAAATACTGTGAACGTTTGCAAAAATTAATTATGCAGAAGTTAGATGATGAGTTCAAGATGTTCCTTCAGTGGAGAGGCTTCAGTATTGATAGCAGTATCTTCTCAATTAAACTAACACAACCACAAAATTTTGCCAGCTATCGTCAGTCTGAACTTGATACTGCTCGTGTAAGCACATTTACTGCGATTGAACCACTTCCATATCTTTCAAAACGCTTTTTATTGAAGAGATACTTAGGATTAACTGAAGAAGAGATTCTAGAAAATGAAACATTATGGAAAGAAGAAAGAGATTTAACTGAAATTATCAAACCATCTGGACAGGATTTGCGCTCAGTTGGAGTTACTCCTGGCGGGATGGATGCAGATATAGATATGGGTGATGAATTAGCTGGGTCAGAATTAGGTAGCGCCGAAACTGATACAGGCGCAGGTCCTGCACAAGCACCACAAACTGCTCCAGGTGCAGGATCAGTTGGTAGTCCCGCAGGAAACACTGCTGGTGCATAAATTTAAAATAATCAACTAAATACATTACTATGATTTTAAACGAACTTTACAAAAAAAGCCCGAACTCTTATCAAGACTTAGAGGATGATAATTCACAACCTCAAATGGGACAATTGCGAAAAAGTCGTTTAACATTAAAACAAATTCATAAATTAAGAAAAATGAATGAGCTCCGTGAAATAGAATTCAAAAATAAATTGAAATACGTTAAGGCTCAATATTCACCAGCAGTAGAGCCTACTGCACCTCCAATGTAACAAAAAATACATAAATTACACAAAATACATCACTTTTATGTCCTTACAAGTCTAATATTAGCAGTTAATATAAATATATTCACGAGCCATTCATCTAAGGAGATAAAATGAAATCGAAATTTGAACAGTTAATCGAATATGTGATTAACGATGACACCGACAAAGCTAAAGAGCTTTTCCATAATATTGTAGTTGAGAAATCGCGCGAAATTTATGAAACACTAATGAACGAGGAAGATATCGAGGAAGTTGACGAATCTGCCGAAGAAGAAGAAGAATCCGTTGAAGAAGGTATGGATAATACTTCTGGTGACTCTAGTCAAGATTTAATGCGTGAAGTCGAAACTGACGAAAGCGGCATGAATGAAGAAGAGGAAGAAGAAGAAGGCGCAGATACTGAATTCGACGACGAAGCTGAAGAAGATGGCGACGAATTTACTAAAGACATGGAACATGACCATGATGAGATGGACGGCGGCGAAGATTTAGAAGATCGTGTTGTTGATCTTGAAGACAAACTCGACGAATTAATGGCTGAATTTGAAGAACTCATGGGCGGCGAAGAAGGTCATGGCGATGACGAGTTTGATATGGAACCAGTAGATGGTGAAGTTGGCGGCGATGCGTATGCAGACGATGATACTTCAGAATTCAAAGACATGCCAATGAGCGAAAACGTTAGTTTAGACAAAGTTCCTGCTCCGAAACATGGTGACAACGGTGCAAACCCTAAGTCAACTACTGCGTTTAATTCAGGTGCAGCTGGTATGCAAGGAAAACCAGTACGTAACGTAGCAGCAGAGGCAAATCCAGATGGAACATCAGCATACAAAGCTCCAAATAGCTATGCTGATAAAGGACGCGGAGATTTACCAGGTGCTGGAAAATTCAAAAATACTCCAGCAAAAGGCGGTGTTAATAGTAAATTAACTCCAGCTCCAAAACCACATTTAGCCCAGGCAACTGGTGTTAATACTAAAACACCTTTTCCAAAAGGTTAATAGATAGATATGGCTCGTCATACATATCTCAAAGAACATCTAAGCTTCACTCAGGCAAAAGTAGAACTTTTAACTGAGGAAGCCAAAGATGGCGGCAAAACTCTTTATATGAAGGGTATTTGTATTGAGGGCGGCGTAAGAAACGCTAATGAGCGTGTATATCCAGTTAACGAAATTGCCAAAGCAGTAGACACTATCAACGAACAACTTAAATCAGGTCATTCAGTATTAGGCGAAGTAGACCATCCCGATGATTTGAAAATTAATTTAGATCGTGTGAGTCACATGATTGAAGGTATGTGGATGGAAGGTCCCTGCGGCTACGGAAAGTTAAAGATATTACCAACACCTATGGGTCAACTTGTAAAAACAATGTTAGATTCAGGTGTGAAGTTAGGGGTTAGTAGTCGTGGATCAGGAAATGTCAACGACTCCAACGGACATGTCAGTGACTTTGAAATCGTCACTGTTGATGTAGTTGCTCAGCCAAGTGCTCCAAATGCATATCCAACAGCAATTTACGAAGGCTTGTTAAATCATGCCGGCGGTCAAAAACTATTGGAAATGTTTAAGGATCCAGCTAAAAGCAACAAAGCACAGAAATACGTATCAAATGAAGTAATTCGTTTAATACGTAGTCTGAAGATCGAAGGAAAATAATATGCTAGACGCATTGAAACCGTTACTAGATAGCGAGTTTGTTACAGAGGAAGCGAAAGCAGAAATCAACGAGGCTTGGGAAGCTAAGATTGTTGAAGCCAAAGAACAAGCCCGTGCGGAACTCCGCGAAGAGTTCGCACAACGCTACGAGCATGACAAATCAGTGATGGTGGAAGCCCTAGATCGCATGGTATCAGAAAGTCTTATCGCAGAAGTCCAACAGTTAAAAGCTGAAAAAGCTCAATTAGCTGAAGATCGTGTCAAGTTCCAACGCAAAATGAAAGAAGATAGCAACAAGTTTAACAACTTTATGGTATCTAAATTAGCGGAAGAAATTGGCGAATTGCGTAAAGACCGCAAAACACATAACGAAGGCCTAGAGAAATTAGAAGGCTTTATCGTTCATGCGTTAGCTCGTGAAATTCGTGAATTCCAAGAAGACAAGCGTGATGTAGTTGAAACTAAGGTACGCCTGGTTCAAAATGCACGTGGTCAATTAGAATCATTAAAGAGCCGTTTCGTAAAAGAATCTGCTGAAAAAATGTCACAAGCTGTATCCAAGCATCTCAAGGCTGAACTCAGCCAATTGAAAGAAGACATCCAAGTTGCTCGCGAGAACAATTTTGGTCGTCGTATTTTTGAAGCATACTCAGCAGAATTTGGTGCTACTCATTTAAATGAGAAAGCAGAAGTTCGTAAACTGCATGATGTAATTGCTCAGAAAGATCAAAAAATTGCTGAAGCCATCAAATTCGCTAAGAAGGCAACTGTCTTAGTCGAATCCAAGGAACGTGAAGTACGCATCCTAAAAGAATCTAATGTACGTACTCGTACAATGGAAGAATTGCTTAGTCCTCTAAATGAAGAAAAAGCAGAAGTAATGCGTAATTTACTTGAAAGCGTTCAAACTACACGTTTGAAATCTGCTTTTGAAAAGTATCTACCAGCGGTATTAGAGAATCGTTCAGTAAAAGCTACTAAACCAGTAATTACTGAAACATTAACTGAAGCAACTGGCGATAAATCTGCCCGTGTCCAAGAGCAAGAAGACGAAAGCGAAAGCAATGTCATTGATCTTAAGCGGTTGGCAGGGCTGTAAAAACACAAAGGAGACTTAAATGTCACAAGCATTAATCGAAAGCCGTTGGGGCGAGACTAAAGATGCGTTGCTAGAGGGCTTAAACGGTTCAAAGCGCAATTCGATGTCTGTAATCCTCGAAAACACTCGTAAGTATTTGAAAGAAAATGCTACATCGGGTTCAACTGCGTCAGGCAACATCGCTACACTTAACCGTGTGATTCTGCCAGTTATACGACGTGTAATGCCAACTGTTATTGCTAACGAGTTGGTAGGTGTACAACCAATGACTGGTCCTGTTTCACAGATCCATACATTACGTGTACGTTATGCTCAGTCATTGACTGACAATAGTTTAGCTGCAACTTCTGTAACAGCTGGTCAAGAAGCGTTAAGCCCATTTACCATTGCTACAGCATACTCAACAGTTCCACAAGGTACTACTACTGCTACTGGTTATACTGGTAACAATACAGCTACTATGGAAGGTACTGGCGGTAAACAAATCAGTATCCAAATCTTGAAACAAGCTGTTGAAGCAAAGACACGTAAGTTACAAGCTCGTTGGACATTTGAAAGTGCTCAAGACGCACAAGCTATGCATGGTATCGACGTTGAAGCAGAAATTATGGCTGCTTTAGCACAAGAAATCACAGCTGAAATTGACCAGGAAATCCTGTTGTCATTAAGCTCATTAGCTGCAACTGAGTACACATACAACCAAGCTACAGTATCTGGTACTGCTACATTCGTTGGTGACGAACACGCTGCTTTAGCTGTTCTTATCAATCGTGTTGCTAACTTGATCGCTCAGCGTACACGTCGTGGCGCTGGTAACTGGGCAGTTGTTTCAAGTGCTGCATTGACAGTATTACAATCAGCTACTACATCAGCATTTGCTCGTACAACTGAAGGTACATTTGAAGCTCCTACAAACACTAAGTTTGTTGGTACATTAAACGGTTCTTTACGTGTATTCGTAAACAGCTATGCTCCAGATACTCAATCAGTATTAGTGGGTTACAAAGGTTCGTCAGAAGCTGATGCTGCTGCGTTCTATTGCCCATACATTCCGTTGATGTCGTCAGGTGTTGTATTGGATCCATCAACATTCGAACCAGTCGTATCATTTATGACAAGGTACGGGTTTGTGGAATTAACAAATACTGCATCTTCGTTCGGAAATGCTGCCGATTATGTGGGCGAGATAGCCGTCCAAAATTTATCGTTCAGTTAATACAAACGCAATACAAACAACTCAGGGATGGGAAGTTTCAGGAAAGCACCGCAAGGTGCTTTTTTGTTGACTTTTGTTTATAAAAATGTTAATATTGAGCTTACTAACATAAATAAACATATGAACAAATACACAAAATGGTATAACAACATCTGTAAACGAGGTCAAAATCGGATAATAGAAGGATATACTGAAAAACATCATATTATTCCTGAATCATTTTACTCAATTCGCAAAAGAAAAGGACCGAGTGGTTGGATAGTTGGTGATAGTGACGCTATAGAAAATATAACTCACTTAACTGATAGAGAACATGAGTTAGCGCATTATCTATTGACGAAGATACACAAAGATAATAAACAAGCATACTTTAAAGTGCTTAAAGCATACGAAATGCGTAGTATGGTAAACTCAAATCAAGAAGGTAAACGATATTTCTCATCTCGTAGACTCGCTGGTATACGAGCAGAACGAGCAAAATTACAAAGTGAATCAATGAAAGGAGAAGGTAATCCTAATTACGGAATTAGTTGGACTGATGAACAAAAAGAAGAGCATAGTAAAAAAATTACTGGAAGAAAACAACCTGCACATGAAAAAGAAAAACAGAAAGCGGCTTGGGCAAAAAGAAGAGATGATGGGATTAAACGAGCAGAGTATAGTGAAGAATACAAATTAGAAAGAAGTAAAATGTACACAGGCGAAGGCAATCCTCGTTATGGTGTTGAAGTATCAGAAGTAACTCGTAAAAGAATTGGTGATAAACTTCGTGGTCGTAAGCAAACAGAAGAAGAAAAGTTAGTAAGAAGTTTAGCTAACATAGGTAAAAAGCGTGAAAAGAAACTATGTCCACATTGTGATCAACATGTAGCAGTAAACGGGTACGCTCGTTGGCACGGTACTAACTGTAAACATAATAAATAATCATATGGAAAATCCTCAAAAACTTACAGAATATCAAGAGAAAGAACAGCAAGCTATTCACTTATTAAACGAGTTAAATAATCGCTCTATAGAAAGACAAAAAATATTATCTTCGTTATTAAATGAAATATTAGAAAATAATACAGATGAAAATATTTGAGATAACTGACAAAAATTTGTTATTAATAACATTAAGGAATTATAATTTAAATTTTAAAAACGAATATGCTCTTATTTTGCGATCATATTCACTGTTTATTAAATTAAAACACTTAAACAAATTGTCTATTGTAAAAAGTCAAGCTGACGAGTTAATAAGCAACTTAGAATGGTTTATTAATTTTGATTGGCCAGACAAAACTGACCATGATATTATCAAACTAGTAAATGAAGCCATAGATATTAAATCTAAATTAGAATCATTAACTTTTTAACACGCCGATGTTGGCACGGTGACCGGTGTAAACTCAAATCTTAACCCACACTCCTGATTGCACCGCGGTTACCATTGTAAACTCAACAAACAGCAGATCAAGATATTCCTATAAATATAATGACAACAAAATAGGAGTCGCTTTATGTCTTTACCAGAAATAGAAATTGGTGCAGGAATCACCATAGGTGCAGGAATTCTCATATCATCATTTGTGCCTCCACCTCAGTATTCGGTAGACTATTTGGTAGTGGCAGGTGGCGGTGGAGGTGGTGCTAGCCGAGGAGGCAATCAAGGTGCTGGCGGCGGTGGCGCAGGTGGTGTATTATCAGGTACCATTACATTTACCAAAGGTAACATATATTCAGTATCAGTTGGTGCAGGTGGGGTAGGCGGTATTTCTA